AGCACCTGGGCCCGGATCGTGGACGGGGTAACGGCGCGGCCGAGAGGTGGAGATCGGTGAAGGCGCTGTGCGGGTCCTCGAGGCGATCGCGCACCGTGTACGTGGTCGCCCACGCCACCGACCCGTCGTCCGCGAGCTGCTCGACCAGGATGGTCTCGTCGAGCGCCGCGGCCGGGACGCGCGCCCCCACGCAGCGGACAAACGTGTCCGTGTCCCGGACCCCGGGATCCACGAAGGCGAGGTCTGGCCGGCCGCGCAGGTGCCCCCACGTGACGTCGGCACCGTGCGTGACCCGCACCCCGCCCGTCTCGCGGAACATCGCCTCGAGTTCCGCCACGTCGACCACCCGCCCGCTCGTCACGACCGGCGGCCGCGGCCCTTCCCTTTACCCTTGGCCTTCGCCTTGGGAGCCGTCGCCGGCTCCTGCTCACCCGTCCGCACCTGCGGGTCACGGGTGGTGGTCCGGCCGACGCCGGCGTCCGGCAACGCGGGGCCGGGCTCCCGGGCGGGCCCCAGGTGCTTGGCGACGGTCTCGGCGGGCACCGCGCGCCCCTGTTGGAGAAACTGCCGCGCGTCCCCGAGCCGCACGTCGACCACCGCCTCGTCGTAGGCCGGGCCGTAGTTGTTGCCTTGGTAGGAGACGTTGCGGATGAAGCGCAGGGTCATGGTGTCGGGTGCCATCGTCGTCCTCCTGGGAGTGTGGGTGCGGAGTGCGTGCAACCCCGCGCCGATCGCGGCCGGCAGCCGGCCGAGGATCGCCTCGCCGGCGACCTGGGGTCCGTAGGCGGGATGAAACCGGTTGATGCTCGCGGGGCCCTTACAGTCGACGGCGGCGCCGTCCAGCGCCCGAACGTTGAGCAGCTGGGGGGCCGCGATCGCCGCCGCTCGCGCCATCGACGAGTGGTCCATCCCCTCGTGGCGGTGCGCGGCCCAGAGGGTCCAGTCGCATCGATCGAGGAGCTCGCGCCGGAGCAACCGCCCGGCGCCGATCGGCTCGCCCATGCGTGAGCCCCGGTACCCGCGCCAATAGCGGAGCTGGCCGGTGGGCAGGTCGAGGAAGTAGAGGTCCTGAAGCCCGACGTACGGCACGCCGGCGACGCACGCGGCCAACAGCGCGCCGGCGACCACCGGGCACAGGAAGTCGTCGGATCCCATGATCAAGACGGCGTCCGCGTCCGCTCCCTCGGCTGCCTGGAGCGCGGCGTTGAACTTCCGGCCCAAGGGTCGGTTCGCCGTCTCCACGACGGTGGCGCCGGCCTCCGCGGCGAGCGCGGCGTGCTCGTCGTCGGAGACGGCCGCGATCAACGTGACCTGGTGGTCCGCCCACCAGGCGCACAGATACGCCGTCCACGCCCAGTAGAGCGCCGTGAGGGCATACCGCCGATGGACGGCGGTGATCACCGCGATGTGCATGCGGCGCCCTCGCGCACCAGCTCGTGCACCGTCCACCCGGGCCCCTGCCCCTGCGGGGCCAAGACGGCGTTGCGATTGGCGAATCCGCCGGCGGATTCCTCCGCCCAGATCGTGTAGTGGGGCCGCGTGGGGTCAGGCTCCATCGCGGCCGTGGGCAGGAGATAGCGCAACCAGCTGGCCCGGTGCGGGACGAGCCAGATCGGCACGCCGCGCGCCTGGGCCCACACCGCGAGGTGCGCCTCCTCGGTGTTGCGACCGGGGAAATGGTCGGGGACGCCCAGCGCGGTATCGAACGCGAGCGCACAGCCGCCCGGATAGTTCAGCCAGATTCCGAGCGGAACGTGCCGGAGCGCGTGGGCCCACATCGTCGCGTCGCGGAAGGTGGTCGCGCGCGCGCGCAGCACGCGGCCGTGACAGGTGACCAGGGCCCGGCGATCCCAGTGCTCGACCCAGCGCGCCATCGTGGCGGCGTAGTCGGGCGGGTACACGAGATCGTCGTCGCAGGCGAGATACAGTCCGTCCCACTGCCGGGCCCAGCGGAGTTTCGCGATCGAGCCGTCGAGGTCGGTGACGTCGACGACCCATTCGTCGGCGAGCGCCCGCACCGCCGGCGGGGGTTCCCGCATGCGGTGGCAGACCACCGCCAGTCGGTCCACCTGCGGCCGCAAGGACCGCAGGGTGGACGCGACGGGGCGGCCCGGGATGGTGGCCAGCGCCGCGAGGCGCGGCCGGCGAGTCCCGGTCACGCCGGCTCAGCCGAGGGTCAGGCCGGTGGCTTTGCTGAACGCCTCCGTGTAGCGGAATTGGATGTCCGCCATTTCGAAGGACGTGACCTCGACCAGCCCTTGCTTCTTCTTCCCGTAGGGGTCGACGATCAACTCCATGACCCCCCACTCGCCGATCAACAGCGACGGCCAGGCCCCGAACAGGAGCCCGTGATCCGCCGGCGTCGGGGTGGCGCCGAGGTCGCTCCGCACCTGCGTGGAAGCGGCCGCGCGGTAGCCGTTCATCTCTCCGTCGCGCACGCCGCCGGTCCAGATCGGCATGCCCGACACGTCGGGGAAGGTCTCGGTGACCTTCGCGACGCCGCGGATCCCCGGGGTGGTGAGGTACGCCATCCCGTCGACGTCGGCGTCCGCCTCGGCGATCGCCGTCTCCATCTCGACGATCTTGGCGTACGTGATCGGGCCGTCGAACGCCACCGCGTTCACCCCGTCGGCGAGGTAGGCGCCCTTGGGTTCGTTGTTGGCCCCGGCGCCGTGGACCGCCGCGCGGTCGATGGCGCGCGCGTGAATCGCCACCAGGTCCTGCTCGACCAGGGCGTCCACCGAGATCACCGACTGCCGGAGGAGTTGGCGGCTGTAGAAGGTCGACCCCATCAACGTCTTCGGCGCGAGCGTGACGAGCGCGAGCGCGAGCTCGGTGTCGTCTTCGTCGACGCCGGGATTCTCCGCCACCCACTCGGCCACCGCGGACGCCGTCTGTTTCACGAACTGCGGGTTCCCCACCAGCCCGGGCAGGAACGTCGCACCGAGCTGCATGACCATCGCCCGGGCCCGGAGCAATTCGATGAAGCCGGCGAACTCGTTGAACACCGCCTCCTGCCCCTTGAACTCGGTCGCGGTATCCAGGCCGGCCCGGGTGAGGACCTGGCGCGCGATCGCGCGCTGGCGCGCCGTCACCAGCATCGGCCCCAGCCGCGCCATGGCGCCGGGGTCGAGGTCGCCGGACCGCTGCAGGATCCCGGTCGGGACCAGGATGCCGCCTTTCCGCTGGTACTCCGGCGGCACGTACCGCGCGAGAGCCTGCGAGACCTCCGTCTCGAGCCCGGCGTTTTCGCCGTCCTCGCCCTCGTGACGCTGACGCAGGCACTGGAGGACCGCGCTCCGCAGGCTGTACCGGCGCTGGTCGGCCTCCGAGAGCCCGAGCGGGTCACGGGAAGTCGCCGGGGCGGTGGTCGGCTTCGGCGGGTTCGCCCGCGCCTCCACCACGATCTCCCGGGCGGCCGCGCTGAACGACGTGCCCTCGTTGACCCACCGCTCCACGCGATCCTCGGCGAGCCGGTGGACCTGCCCGAGCTGGCGCAACTCGCGGATGCGCTGCTGCTCCTCCTTGCGGACGTCTTCGACCTTCACCACGGGCGCGGGCGCGCCGTCGGTGGCACGGGTGGCGTCCGCGCCGGTGCCTTTGGTGGGCTCCTGCTTCGCCCCGTCATCGTTACGCGTCTCCACACCTGCCTCCTTGCCCAAGTCGGGCGGTTGATGACCGTCGTCGACACTGCGTCCCACGCCGACCGTCAGGTCGGCCGGGATGACCTCCCACGACGCCTCGAGCGGCTCCCAGTCGGTGAACCGCCACGTCTCCACGCCGTCCTCGTCCACGGCTTCGAGCCGCGCGTCCCAGATGCGGTAGCCGATCGACGTGGTCGACCGGATCCCGTCCAGTACGTCCGTCCGGACTTCCTGCGCGAACCCGTTGCGCGAGAACACGGGCTTGGCCCGGAGGACGCGGTCGTCGTCCACCGCGCCCTCGCTCCACTTGCCGGCGAGGCGGAGGCGATCGTGCTCCGCGAGCATCGCGAACCCCTGCTGCACCCGCTCGAGCCGGACGCTGCCGGCGCCGTGGTCCAGCACCTCCACCCACACGTTCCCGAACCAGCCGACCCGTTTGATTGGGGTCTCACTCGACAGCGCGACGCGGCCGACCTCGTCCACGTCCGCGAAGACGGCCCCGCCGGTGCCGGTGGCCGCCGTCGCGGGATCGTCCTGGCGCGTGCTCGCCGCCGCGGCGATGCGCGGGAGTCGCGGGTGCTCGACCTCAGTCTGGAGGACCGCCGTTCCGGCCTGGAGTCGGCGCTGAATGAGCGCCGCCATCTCGGCCTCGCGCCGCGCCTGGTAGGCCGGGTCGGGCGCGGCGCCACGCACCACCGTCGCCCCACGCACCACGATCGGTTCCACTCCCTGCTTCGCCATCGTCGCCTCCACCGGTGTCGCTGCCGTCGTCGATCGGGCGGCCGCCCAGGTCCGTCTCGAGATTCAAGCCGAGGGTGTCCGCGAGGGCGCGCTCGGCCGCGAGCTCCTGGAAGACCTCTTCGACATCCACCCCGCGCGCGGCCGCGGCGCGCGTGCGCGACGTGAGCCCCGCGCGGATCGCGAGGATGTCGGTCTGGACGTCTTTCAGGGGATCCACCCAAGGCCAGCCGCGCGGCTGGAAGTCGTGGAGCTCAGGGTCGCGGGCCTCGAGATCTTCCGCGGGGAGCTGCCCCGTCGTCACGGCCCAGACCAGCCAGCGCGGGAACAGGGGCACATGGAACGCGCGGATCAACTCCTGTTGGTCCACCTGCCAGCGGTCGCGCTCGAGCAGGGAGCCACTTCGGAGCGAGCTGTAGTTGACCGACTCGAGGTCGTTGGCGAGGGTGTTGTAGGCCGTCCCCAGCCCGGACGCGATCGTGCGGAGCATGGACTTGATGAACGGGCCGTACTCGGCGCTCGGCT